TATATATCAATGGATTGCAAGATTTTAGATTTTTTGAAATATATTATAGGATTGATAATCTATGGGGGAATCTATACCAAGTAATAGATGGTATAAATGTCTACGAAGGTACTTTCCTTATTTGTACAAATCCAGAAAATTATGCAGATGATACTGGAATCAACTATGTAAGTACAAGTATGCCAGGAGTTTCAATAAGCGGGTATATAAGTAAAACCGGGTTATTTGAAGGGGCCACATGGGCATTCATCCCAAACGAAGCAGGAGGCAGTCAAAGTTCATATATACCAGATCGGGTGATTATCTCTAGTGGTCAGTCATGGCGCATTGCAGTAGTCGGAAATCACTATAACAATAACTATAGCACCGGATTATTTGATATTTATTGCGGATACAACTCTGCTTCAGAAGCAGATTCGAATGGTGCCCGCCTTATTTTCCGTCGTCAGGAGGTGCAAGCATGAGAGTACACGGTGACGTTAATCCACCTGCTTTTACTGTAGAAAAGCAGCCAAAACATTCTGGCTATTACCTTGTACGGTTTTACAAAAACGCTGTTCCATATAAAAGCAGTGACTATGAGGGCTGGGAGTATGAGGAGTACCACTTAGAGATGCGGGAGCGGCCTGACCTTCAAACTTATGTCCAAAATCACTACAACGAGCTATTCCAGGAGGCAAAGGGTGGACCGAGCGAAGTGGAACAACTGAGGGCCGACATGGACTATATTCTGTTGATGGGAGGGCTTTAAGATGGACGTAGAAACCATGCGCTACTATGTATCCACTGGCCTGTGGTCGGCTGATAGGGTAGAAAAACTGTATCAGGCCAAGAAAATCACCAAGGAACATTACGACGAGCTGAAGGCCCTTTTGACACTCCCCACGGATAAATCCGGGGGATTCTCGGTTCGCTGACCGCAGCCTGCACCGTGCGAGGTCTTACAAGGTCTCTCCGAGCGTAACTTCCCGTGTGTCCCACGGTAGATATGTAGCCTACGCCAACAGGCGCAAGCCCTCATTCAAGATGTTCTTTGCGGCGTTGATGTCCCGGTCATGGTGCTGACCGCAGACGGGGCAATTCCACTCCCGGACAGACAAGTCCTTTGTGCCGGGCCATTGAGCACCACAGACAGAACAGAGTTGTGAAGAAGGATAGAACTTATTCACACGGACAACCACTTTCCCGTACCACTGTGCCTTGTACTCCAACTGCCGCCGGAACTCTCCCCAGCTTGCGTCGGAGATAGAACGGGCCAGCTTGTGGTTCTTGACCATGTTCTTCGGGGCCAAGTCCTCAATGCTGATTAGGTCGTAGTCCCGGACAAGGCTGGTGGACAGTTTATGTAGCATATCTCCCCGTTGATTGGAGATGTGTTCCTGCAACCTGGCAACCTTCACCCGAGCTTTCTCCCTGCGCTTGCTCCCCTTTGACTTTCGGGAGAGCTGGCGCTGGAGGCGGGCGAGTTTGCGGTCACTTTTGGTCAGGAACTTGTGGTTCGGGTATTCCGTTCCATCGGAGGTGACGGCAAATGATTTAAGGCCCATATCGAGGCCAATTACCGCCCCGGTGCTGGGAAGCGGGTCTATCTCCACATCGGTACAGCACAGGGCGACAAAATACTTGCCGCTGGGATTCTGACTGATGGTAGCAGAGAGTATACGCCCCTCGATTTCCTTTGAGACATGGCATTTTACCAGGCCGAGTTTAGGGAGGCGGACGTGCTTATCAAAAACCACAATGTTGCTGTTGGTCTTGTAGCTTTTGTGCCTATCCCGCTTACTCTTAAACTTTGGAAAACCTACCTTGCCTCCACCTTTTACTGAGCGGAAGAAGTTCTTGTAGGCAGTATCCAAGTCTTTCAGCGAGTTTTGCAGGGCGCACTTGTCTGGCTCACGTAACCAATCTATCTCCTGTTTTAGAACAGTGAGTGCCTTGTCCTGCTGAAACCGTGTAGGTGCTTTACCTGTTGCCTTGTATTCGGCAATACGTTGGGCGAGAAAATGGTTGTAGACGAACCTAGAACAACCGAAAGTTTTCTGAATAAGCGTTTGCTGTTCAGTGTTCGGATAGATTCTGAATTTGTACGAATATTCCATTTTCTCACCTCATTTCTATTAAAATTATACCACAGAACAGGTGATTTTACAATGACAGCTTCACACAACGCCGCTTACCCCATAGCTAAAGCTAGGGGCTTGCGCGGCGAGTTTTCGGTCACGAAGGGGTGATACCATGCCGTTTATGCAACGCCGACCTGTCATCCAACGGGACTCTAACACCCCGAGCGGCACTGGCCTCCAGCACCAATACATGGCGGACCCCGCAAAACAGCACCTCCGAAGTATGGCGCAGTATGCCACGGACTTCTTTGAAGCACAAGTGCAGGGGCTTGAGGACGATGATGCGTGGAAAGCTGGGTGGTATAAGATACGAACCGCTGCCCACTTTTCTTCCCTCAATACCAGTAATATGTCCCACGACGATGATTGGCGGGTGGTGTACTTTGAGCGGCCAGATATCGATTACATAAGGCCCGGCACCAAGTTCTGGTTCTGGAACAACTGTTGGTTGGCGGACAACCCCGCCAATATAGCAAGCGTGTCCGGGAACGCTTTGGTGAAACGGTGCAACGCCGTGTGGAATAGTCTGGACTACTTTGGCAACATCGTATCTGAACCGATGGTCATCACCCGGCCAAACACCATGGCGAACGCCAACACAGATACGGAAACTATGAAGTTGGCAGACAGCTATATGGACTGCATCATGCAGGCCAACCCATGGACGATTCAGAATCTTAAAAACAACACCCGCATGATTCTTGGAACAAGCGGCTTTGCCGTGCGGGGCCTGTCTGACTACATACGGGAGTTCACCGACCAGCAGGACAGTGTGCGGGTGCTCCGCTTCTCCCTGTACTACCAAGAACCGACGGAACGGGACGATATGAAGCATCAGGTGGCGGATGGGCTGGCGTTCTCATGGATAGTCAATGTCACCGGCCCCCGGTCGATTCAGGCCGGTGAACACGTTTCTCTTGTGCCATCCTCTATCCGAAACGGCGAGGCGGTGGCGGACACCATCGCTGTGACTTATCTGTGGTCTTCCCACTCCCCGGAGATTGCCACGGTGGACGAGAATGGCGTGGTAACAGGCATGGTAAACGGTCAGGTAATCATTCGATGCACTTTGAAGGAGAACCCTAGCATCTTCACAGACACCGTTTTAGAGGTACAAGATGCTCCAACAGGGCTTCACTGGGCTACTGACGTACCGAGGAATATCCCAGCATACCAGAGCCGCAAACTAGCCGTAGCTGGGGAACAGGGCCCTGTGGAGTGGTCTTTCTCCGGGCCTGATCAGAACTGCTACACCGCGCAAATAGTCGGAGCGCAGTCTGCCATCTCTTGCTACTACCCCTCCCCTGTTCCTCTAACAGTGAGCATCACAGATGGGACTGCGACTCTGACAGCAGAAATCAAACTGACCGGAAGTTGAAAATTCAGTTGAATAAGAGGTGACAATCATGCTGAACAAGCCAAGATGTCAAAAGGCGACCAACCAGACAGGAAAGCAGGCCCTATACTGTGAGGGAAGGTTCCTGTGCGCCCACCAGTACAACTGCCCACAGACCCGGCAGTACGAGAATACTCCGGGCTTTCAGGAGTGCAAGCGGCTCCAACCGCAGAACCGATCCCCTTCTGTCGGATACCACCAAAACGTCATCCCTCGGGTAAAGAACCTGAAGTCGGTGGAGCAGGCCCCGGATGCAACAACTGTCCTTCCCAGCGGGATGTATGTACGGAACGTCATCCCGAATGCCGAGGGCAAGGCCGAGGAAACTATTTCTGGTAAAGAAGAAGCGACACACATAACTAAACAAAAGAAGGAGACGCAGAATGGAAAACAAGTTCGCAAGTCTCGAAGCAGAAAGCGTAAAGAAGGCTGACACCTACCTGAGCATCGCCAAAAAGACCGCCATCGTCAAACTGTTGGCCCCCGGCTGCATTGAGCTGGTGGATGTGCTACCGAAAAGTGAAAACGCAAACGTTCAACCAATACCGCCCCGCTGGCAGGAGAACATTTTGGGGAAGCGGCTGATTATGTCTTATGTGCTGGCAGGTATCTATCTTCACCTGATCGACGTGAACGGACTTTACAACAGTGAGACCCCGAAGTTCGAGTTCACCGCCCGGCAGTATGACATCTTTTCCAAAACCTACGGACAACTGGAAGGGATGAAGCGGGATGACGATCCGGAGGTGCGAGCCCACGCCGCCGCCATCCTGTCTGACTACCGGGACTTTGAAAAACTCCTGAATGCGGAAATCTATAATCTGCTCCAAGCCAAAAATGATCTGCTTTCCCGAGTTGTAATGCTGTTTACTGCACAGAGTACCCCGGAAAGCATTCAAAATGCGTTGGATGCCCTGCACGAAGTGCAGACAGAGGCCGAGGCACAAGCCCGCAAGAGTAAGGAATGGCTGGAACATGTGCGGGCAGAAAAGGAGGAGTAGGCATGTGGCCTTCACCTACCTATCCATATCAACGAGATCAGCAATATATAAAGTTCATCGGTGCAGAGAACATCCCCCGCCAAGTTTGCACTTATTTGATGGACATGCCACTGCCGAACTACAATCCCCCCACTGAGAACATCTATCCAAGGGTACGGCTGATGAAGTACCTCTTCTATGATGGGATTTCCCCGCTGGACGAGCCGTGTCCGACGACGGAACAGAAGTTGTCCGTTCTATTTGACCCGGAACATCCAACTGCCCCAGTCTCCCCAGAGAAGGGTTACCGTATCTTCCCGCAGGCATATGTGGCTCAGGCACAGAACATCGGGGACACCTCATTACGATGCTATATGGGCCAGACAGTGGCAAAAGGGTCGTACCGTGCCGAACTGTCTGTGATCTTCGAACTGACTACCAATGTCAACTATGAATCTGCATCCGGCTACGCCATATCCCGCACCTATGCCATGGAGTGCGCTCTGATTGAGGCGTTAAACGGCGTGAATATGAACGGTGTTGGCACATTCTACTTTGACCGCACACAACACCCGTCCTGCGGCTCATGGAACATCGACGACAGGGGAACCAACCTGGGACGGAGGGTGATTCTCGGCCTGACATGGCAGGACTGAATTAAAAAGACCTACGCTCAATTGTGAGCGCAGAAGGGCCATTAGGGGCCACACAGGAGAGCATATTTCTTCTGTGTGGCCCCCTGCTTTTGTTTACCAGGAGGCATCAATCATGCCACTCACTCAGGAACAGCAGGAAGCCGTCCGTATGGGCACACCAATCGAATGGAACGGCCTGACCCTGTTTCCAATATTGATGAAAGACTATAACAGGTTTATCATCGCCCAAATGGGCCTTACGGCTCAACAGCAGACACTACCAAGTAAATACGTGGTTATGCGCTATCTGGAAGCCCTGTATGCGCTTGACTACGACGTGCGAACCAATGGAGGCCCACAGGGCGGTTTTTTCTCCCGTATCCTACTCTTTTTGATGCTTTCTTTGCGGCTGGAAGTGAGAAAAGGGCTGGATGGAGAAGAATACATTCCCATAGGCATCCAGACGGAGAAGGACAACCCACGGAAGTTGACCGCCCTGGAAGTGACGCAGGGTGAAGTGAGCGTTGAGATCACCCCGCAGAACTTCGTTCAGCTCCGGGAAATCCTGGCCGCACAAAACGAAGTGGAACTTCCAGACGAAACCCTGAACGCCGAACTGGTGCAGGCGGAACGGGACTTGGCTGCGAAAAGTTCTCTCAACCTCGTACCAGATAGCGAGGCTCTGATCTACTCCGTCTCTGTCAAAACGCAGATCCCCGTCGAAGATATATTCCAATGGACGGTAAGGCGATTCGTTCTGACAGAGCGGGCCATTGACCGAATCACCGGACACCTTGTAGCCGCACTTTCGGAGGCAGCGGGAGCCAAATATAAGAACGGTAACCCGTGGCCCTCCTGGAAGTACGACCGTGACAAACATTCAAGCGCACTCGTCTCCCTTGCGGAACTCACACAGAGGCTATCCGGTTCTGTGGAAGCGAGATAGCCAATCCACCTGAAAGAAAGGAGCAAACGTCTCTATGATTACTGCTACTCTGAATGGCCGTCCCCTGTACGCCAAGGGCACCATGGATGTAAAGATGTTCGACCCTGCTACCAATGACTTGGTATATTACTCCAACAAAATGTCCACTTCGCAGTTGGCGTCCACCATCAACCTAGGCCCCATCAACGCAGGTATTGGCAACCCCATCGTCATCCAGATTCCAGACACTCCCTCTCTGACCATGAACCTGACCGCCGCCGACTTCTCCCTTGAGGGCCGCGCCCTGTCCGTTGGCGGGAACGTGGTCTATAACGGCGTGGTACCCGTGGATGAGGCGGTGGAGGCCAACGGAACCACCCTGACCGTGATGCAGACACCAGTTGCCCCCCTTGGCGGCTGCAACGTAGTTGGCTACATCAACAACGGTGGCACCGCCTATCCCATCGACCCTGATACTAAGCAAATCCAGGGATTCACCGCCGTGGCGGGCACCACCTACTGTGTCCACTACTACACCACTAATCCCTCTGCCAAGCAGCTCTCCATTGAGACTCTGATGAATCCTGCCGTGGTGCGCGGCTTCATCACCATCCCTGTCTACTCTACTGAGGGCAGCGCCTCCAACGCCAATACCGGCTCCCGTGTGGGCTCCCTCTACATCACGATCCCCCGTGGTCAGCTCTCCGGCGACGCTTCCACCGAGGGCTCCCAGACCACCGCCGCCACCACCGTCATGAACTTGACCGCTCTGTCCTACGACGAGGCGTGTGAGCAGGGCATCCAGTGCGGCGGCTCCTCCTCTCCCAAACTGGCCTACATGGTACTGGAGCTGTTCGGCAACCCCGACCAGAACGTGGAGAGCTTGGCTATCGTGGGCGGCAACGATATCACTGTCACCGCCGGTTCTCCCTACACTATCCCTGTAAAGTATGAGATGGACAACGGCGAGATTGTGACCCCCGACCTGACCAACTTTATCTACACTCCAGAGGACGGCGGGCTGTATTTCAACGTCTCCCCCAATGGCGTTATCACTGGCACTGCCAATGGCACCGGCAATCTGGTCATCACCTCCAAGTATAACTCTGAGCTGACTACCGCCGCCACTGTGACCGTGGAGGGTGGGGCCAGTACGCCAACTTCCAATGTCACCTTTCAGCTCACCACGCCTTCCTCCGGCAGTGATAACAAACTGAGTGGCGGAGGCGGTACCTACACAGTGGATGTAGATGTGGTGAACGGAACCTCCTCTGTGGTCGTGACCGGCACAAAAACCGCTACTCAGAGCGTGGTCATCACCGGAGCCAACGCCTCTCTAGTAACCGCGGCTGGTAATGACACCATCCCCACCTACACCATTGATACCTCCTCCGTCGCCTCTGACGGCGGCACCCTAAACTTTACCCTTGGTGTGACCGAGGCAGGCAAATCGCCCATCTCCTACGCCTTTGATGTGACCGTTGCCGCCCCGCCTGATGACACAGCGGACATGACCTTTGACCTGACCACACCCAGCAAGAACGAATCCAACACCATCAGCGGCGGCGGCTCCAACAGAACCGTCACTGTCAACGTACAGAATGGCACCGGGAGCGTGGTGCTCACCGGCACAAAAACATCCGCCCAGGAAGTAAAGGTCGGCGGCACAAACGCCAGTGATGTCAGTCCGGCCGGGAGCGCAACCGCCCCTACCTATACCGTCAACACAAGCAGCGTTTCCGCCGCGGGTGGCTCAAAGTCCTTCACGCTGACGGTAAGCGAGGATGCCCATAGTACCATCGTCTACAATGTGACGGTCACTGTGGCCTCACCTCCTCCGGCGACCGCAGATGTGACGTTTGCGCTGACAACTCCGGGCAGCGGGGGCGGGAACAGCCTCAGCGGGGGCGGAGCGAGCAAGACCGTGACGGTCAACGTCGTGAACACCACGAATAGCGTGGTCATTACGGCAACCAAGACATCCGGACAGACGCTTTCCAAGGGCGGCACCGACCAGGCGAATGTGACGATTGGGGATAATTCTACGAAGCCCACCATCACAGTGGACACCACGAGCGTCGCCACAGATGGCGGAAGCAAGAGCTTCACCATTGCCGTCAATGAGGGGAGCCACGCCTCGATCACCTACAACATCACGGTAACTGTGGCCGGTGGCGGCTGATATCCAGCACAGCTAAACCGACAGCCCTCCCCTAGGGCAACTGAGGCGGGGGCCGAAACTGAATAGAGTTGGGCTATTAAATGTCCGAGAGGGCGCGCTTTTACCAATCATGGCAGAAGTGCGCCCTCTTACTTTAAGGAGGAAAATTGATTGAGTTTACTGGAACGATACCAGACTATGTCTGCAAAATTAGATGCTGCTATTGACAGCGCACTTGAACATGAAGTGGCCGAGGTTGTCAAGGACATTATTTTGGAACAGGCAGTGAGCGCAGTTTATAGCTATCCCGCAACCGCACCAGCCATGTCCAGCAGACGCAAATCTGACGGGGGTCTTGGAGACCGAGGGAATCTAAGTGCGCGCGTCGAAGCAGGGCATGTTCTGATTGTGGAAGATGTTGCCCCCCTTCAAGGAACGGATTATGGCATAGCCCTTTCTGATGTAGTGGAACATGGCCTGGGGAATTACCGCCAACCGGGTCCACGACCTTTTTTAAATCGCTCTGAAACTGAGGCGGTTAGTTCTGGCCGGGCCGCCGCCGCACTCCTTTCTGGCCTTGCAAGGCAAGGCGTTACCAGCAGCGGCTTCGGAGTGCAGAAAAAGTGAGGCGGCCCATGCATTTCAGTACTGATGCGCCTCATACTACAGATTCATAAATAGTCGGATTTCTGGACAGGAGGGGGCGGCATGTTCAGGTATTTCTCCAGACCAATTGCTTTTTTTAAGAGGGGCACAATACCGTCTAGATTCGATTGGTTAAGCCCTTTATACCGACACTCGATCTTCGAGAGGGAGCCCGACTTAGTGCGATAGTTAATCTCGAAGTATTTTCGATACATAATAGTTCCCTCTTTTGCCGCCATTGCACCAACAATAGCACCCGTATCGCCGCCAATGGCACCACCGATCGCAGCCCCGGTTAGTACACTCCCTTTTACGTATTCTTCTCGTGTCACAACCCCATAAGAGACGATTTTGGAAAACGGGAGGAAGCGCTCTATTTCTTTCTCTTGAAAAATCAATTGCACCCTTTTTTGATCTAAAAGAAGATTGATACATTCGCCTGATATTCCAGGAACTCCCTGCAATCCAAACAGAAGTGTCTGCGGCAAAGATTCCCGGTATAGCCTTTCTGCATTTACACTGTCCAGCAATAGACCGGCATTTTTGAAAGAGTTTCGGACACATATGCATCCAAGCACTACAATAACAATTCCGATTAAAGAAATAGCAACGCCTAGCGATACCTCAATGTGCATAGCAAACAGAATACCCAGAATCACGACTCCCACTCCAAGGAAAGTCCCACCCACATTCTGCTTCCAATACTTGAGCTTGGTGCGCATACCCTCTCCACAGGCTTGACACCGTTCAATCGTGCGGCTTTGAATATGCCCGCAATGGGGACAGCAGATTTCCCCGTCTTTCATATTTTTTACAGGATTTTGTGTGCCAATTAAATTGTTCAGTGGTGTTCCGCAGTTGATACACTCTACATTTTCCTCAGACTGTCTTTGCCCGCAGGATGGGCAGTTGATAAGCCCCATTTTCTCTCCCTTCCTTCCCCCGAACAAATTACATTTTTTGTTGACACTCCTCATACCTAAAGGCAGGGGATTCTCGGCTCAACGACCGTTGCCTGCAAGCAGGTCTTACATGGTCTCCCCGAGCGTTGGGTTCGGGCGTGTCCCGCCCTACCGTGCGGAGGTCACGCCAACAGGCGCATACCCTCGTTTAAGATATTTTGTGCCGCATTAACGTCTCTCAAATGGTGTGCCCCGCATTCTGGGCAAGTCCACTCCCGCACAGAGAGGTCTTTCGTCCCCGGCCACTGAGCGCCACAGGCGGAGCAGAGCTGAGAGGACGGATAGAACTTGTCCACCCGGACAACCGCTTTCCCGTACCACGCCGCTTTGTACTCCAACTGCCGCCGGAACTCACCCCAGCTTGCATCCGAAATAGACCGGGCCAGTTTGTGGTTGCGCACCATGTTCCCTGGGGCCAAGTCCTCAATGGCGATCAAGTCATAGTCCCGGACAAGGGAAGTGGACAGTTTGTGCAGAGTGTCGTTGCGCTGGTTGGCAATCTTCTCGTGGAGCCGAGCCACCTTGACCCGTGCTTTTTCCCAGCGGTTGCTCCCCTTTGTTTTTCGGGAGAGCTGCCGCTGGAGACGGGCGAGTTTGCGGATGCTTTTGGACAGAAACTTGTGGTTCGGATATTCCATCCCGTCAGAGGTGATAGCAAATGACTTCAAACCCATGTCGAGGCCGACCACCGCCCCGGTAGAGGGCAAAGGCTCAATCTCAACGTCGGCGCAACACAGGGCCACAAAGTATTTCCCAGACGGGTTCTGGCTGACAGTGGCGGAGAGTATGCGGCCCTTGACCTCTTTTGAGATACGGCACTTCACAAGGCCAAGTTTGGGTAGGCGGATGTGCTTACCATCAACATAAATAGTCGGCTTCCCATTGGTAACATGCTGTTTAGTCTTGTAGGACTTCCGCCTATCCCGCTTACTTTTGAAGCGTGGGAAGCCGGGCTTTTCGCCCTTCTTCACGCGGCGGAAGAAGCCTTGATAGGCAAAATCTAAATCGCGCAAAGATTCCTGCAAGGGTATGCTGTCAACCTCTTTCAGCCAAATCAACTCTTTCTTCAATTGAGTGAGCATAGCGGAGGATTTGACGTAGTTGATGGTTTCGCCGCTTGCCTTATAGGTTTCCTTGCGGAGGTTGAGAAAGTGGTTATAAACGAACCGGGCGCAACCAAACGTCCGAGCAATCATAGCACATTGTTCACTGTTTGGATATAGACGGAACTTATACGAATACTCCATTTTCTCACCCCGTTTCTAAGTAAAATTATACCATAAAACGTCTGAAAATTCAACAGAAAGGAGGCCGGGCGGCTTCCTCCCCATAAATAAATTTAGGAGTATCCGCCGCCCGAGTTTTGATGAGACTATTATACTACTTTCCTATTTTTACAGCAACCAAAAAATCATAGGAGGATTTTAAAATGCCTGATGAAGTTGTTACTTTAAAAGTGACCCTTGACGCAGCCAAAGATATTGAATCCCGGCTGAAGACAATGGATTCCTTAATGGATAGCCTGCGCAAAAACAGTAATGTCAAGCTGACCATAGATACCAGTTCATTCGATAGGCTCAATAGTGAAGTCCAAAAATATATTGCCTCCGTTACGGAGCAGGTAAACCAACAGCTCCGTCTTGCCTCCGCTACCCAAGAAGCTCTATTGGCTGAAAGGCAGTTGGCAATAGAAAGCGAGAAGACCAAGCAGGCTGTCGAAAAAACGGCACAGGCCCAGATAAACGCGCAATCAAAGGCGATAACCTCTTCCGAAAAAACTGCCCAAGTACAAATACAGTCACAAGCCAAAATCCAGGCAGAGATTGAGAAAACAAACCGTGCACAACTTAATACTGTTTCTGCACTAAATAAAACATCCTCCGCTGCCAAAGAGGCAGGTTCCGAATTTGGAAACATGTTTAAAAACATGCTCCTTTCGCATGTTATAAACACTTTGATATCTACCCCAATTACACTATTACAGTCTGCACTCGACGAGTTAAAGGCTGTTGATACCGAGTTGGTCAACATTCAAAAGGTTATGGGCGCCACTGCTGGCGAGATGGAAAACCTCTCTGAAAAGGCATATGAAGTAGGGTCTTCCCTTGGTATCGCCGCTTCGGACTACTTGGCTTCTGTTACTAAATGGGCACAGGCTGGCTATGGTTCTCTATCTGATGAACTGGGCGAACTTTCGGTAAAAACGCAGAAAGTGGGCGATGTGCAGGAGGCTACCGCCAACCAATTTCTTCTGTCGATTGATGCTGCCTATAAATACAAGGGAAATATCTCTGAACTGACAAAAGTTCTGGATGGAGCCAACGAGATCTCCAACAACTACGCCACCAGCGTTGAAAAACTAGCCGGTGGTATGGGCATTGTCTCCTCTCTGGCCGCACAGGCCGGTATGGAGGTTCAAGAAACGATGGCGGCCATCGGCACGATCACTGCCGTCACTCAAGAGTCTGGCAACAGCGCCGCCCGCGCCCTCCGTGCCCTGATTTTGAACATCCAGGGGTCTACCGAGATTGCTATTGATGAAGCGAGTGGTGAACGCTGGACAGAGGATGAGATTAAGGCCACTGCCGCCGCTCTGGGCGATCTGAACGTTGCAACCCGCGAGTACAAGGACGGTGTAGAGCAGCTACGGAACCCCATGGATGTCATTGGGGAACTCTCCGACAAGTACCGAAAGGGACTTATCAGCGAAGTCCAGCTCCAGGAAGTCGTATCCTCTCTGGGCGGAAAGGTACGGTCTAACCAACTGCAAGCTCTTATCTCCAATTATGACATGTACGAAGAGATGCTAGATACCTACGCTGACAGTGTAGGCAGCGCTGACCGGGAGTTGGACATCTACCTGAATAGCTGGGAGGCAAAGACAAACCGGCTGAAGAATCAGTGGGTAGAACTCGTGGCCTCCTTCCAGGCCAATGATGCAATCAAGGGAATATTGGATATCGCAAATGCGCTTATGGAGGTTGCTAATACCCCTGTTGGCAATATTCTGGTAGTAGCAGCAGCAATAGCAACTCTCAATGCCTCCTTTGCTGGATTCGCCGCTACAACAGGCGGTGCTGCATTTCTTGGAAAGTTCAAAGGATTCCTCACTGTGTTTGACGACGTAGGCAATGCCACCACAAAAGTCGGGAAACTCACCGCAGGTTTTAAGGGACTTTGGAGTGCTATTACTACTGCCCTAGGGCCAATTGGAATTGCTTTGACGGTTTTGTATACTCTTGTCACTGTCATTGACGCATTGACGGTCAGCGCCGAAGAGCAAAAGGAGAAGGTCGATGCTCTCTCTGCTGAATATCAAGATGCTACAACAACTCTGGAGTCACTGGAGAACCAATACAAGGATAATACCGACCGACTTAATGAACTCAACAGTCTAAAATCTAGCGGCGATTTTACTGTGAACGATCAGGAGGAACTTGACCTTCTTAACGAACAGAACTTTTCGTTAGAACGCCAGATCATACTTCAAGAGAAATTGGCGGAGGCCAAGAAAAGGCAGCTTGCAGAAGAGGCAAACACCGCTTTACGCAAAGGTTTTTCTGAGACCTCTGATGTAAATTTTCTGACTGGATTCTTCTCGTCTGCTTATGACCAGCTTTTCGGCGGAAACAGTCAAGCCTTAAATGACTTTTTCCGCCAGTTCAGTATGAATATAGCCGGTGCCTTGGACGGCTTTGAAGGTCAGGCAAATTATATTTCTGGCCGTCTGGATGATCTCAATAAACAGAAGGAAGAGTTCCTTTCTGAGCACGGAAGCAATCAGAGTACCTGGAGTGAGGAGGAACTAAAGCAGTTCGATAAACTGGAGAACCGGATTGCTAACGCCGATGAAATGGCAATCAGCTTCTACAACGAAATGCAAGGCTATATCGGCAACCTGACGAATGAGGAAGATATTGCTTACTGGCAAGAAATTGCCGATTCTTTGTTTGCCGCAATCGCCCCAGCCATGTCGCTCCGTTCCCAGATTGAGTCTTTAACCTCTGCAATGGACTCTGCCACACATACCGAGTTCAATGATATGCTTACCCAAATGCGGGAGGACGGCGAAGTAACTGAAAGCGAAATCCAGACCCTTATCGACAAATTTCCAGTGCTTAATGCACTCTTAGAGAGCGGTGAGTACACACTCAAAGATCTGGCGCAGTATTTCTCCGGTGCTGGCGGAGAGGCAATTTTGTTTGGCGACAATGTAGAAGATGCATCAAATGAAATAGAGCAGATGGAGGCAGCCGCCGATGCCCTTTCGGACACCCTAAACGAACTTGAATCCGCTCTGAGCACCTTGGACAGCGCCCAGGACGAGCTTTCGGAGAACGGGAAGCTATCCATTGGAACAGTTGATTCCCTGATTCAACAGTTTCCGGAGCTGACTGGCCTTCTCTATGAGTATCTGGCCGGTTTGGTGTCTGAGCAGGAACTCCAAGAGGCCCTTTCTGCTCAGTACAACAATACAACCAATGAGTACAAAAAGAACATCATTGAAAAGATGATGTCCAACAAAGAATTTTACAAGAATACAATTCTCACAAATACAAACATTGTTTCCAAACTAGCCGAGCTGGGCATAACCGACCTTGAAAACTACCAAACTCTGGAGGAGCTTAAGGAAGAAGTAAACCGCCGTATTCAGGAGCAGATGACCAAAAACGCAGATAAAGGAAAGGATGACCGCGAAAAGATCTACGGTCAAGAAGTAGAGGCTTTCACAGTGGCCCAAGCATCCATGCTTACTGCTCAAGCCCTATCCCTGGATAAAATGAAATCTAAGAGTTTGACCGACCTCCTTAACGAAAAAAATGGAATAGGTCAAGGCGAATATTTCGAATTTGGGCAACAGAAACCAAGCACAAATTCCAACGGCGTAGTATCGGACTATTGGGACGACGTTATGGACATCCTATCGTCCGCAATCGAAATTCCCTCCCTTTCCTTTGATTCTTCCTCCGGAGGTGGATCGTCAGGAAAAGGTACATCCTCTAAATCTTGGTATGAGGAGGAAATCGACCGTCTAAAAGATTTAGTTTCCCGTACTGAGGACACCAATACTTTGCTTGAAAAGGAAGAAAAGAACTCCTACCAGAAGCGTATTGTTAATATCCAGGCTGCTCAAGCTGAAATTCATAAAACGGCGAATCAGTTCCGCGCTAAGGGCCTATCTGATACCTCCGACGAAATCAAGCAGCTTAAGTTGATGTATCATGATCTCGCAGATGAGGTAGTTTCTATCTATCAGGAAATGCACGATGATCTGATGGAGAATAACAATGACCGCGAGTGGGAGCTTAACCTTTTCAGGAAGAATCGGGAGCGGGCCGACCGGAGTGTTGAGGAGATTGTCGCTGACAATGAGAAAATTGTTGCAGAGTACAAAGCCATGCAGCAGGAGGTGGCCGACCTTGCCGCCTACTACCGCTCCATGGGTTATGACGAGACGGACGACCTAATCCAAGACCTCTCCGACGCATGGTGGGACTACCAGGAGCAGCTCGAATCGGTCTATGATTCCCTGACCAAAGCCTTTGAAGATTACATCTCAGAATCCGACCGACAGATTCGTACCCTGGAGCGCACCACTGGCACATCGGGCCAGCAGATAGAGATTTATACCCAGAGGATAAACGAGGCCAAGAAAGCCCTGCAGGCTCTCCAGTCGACGAATATCAACGGCATCAACAATGAGCGGATTGGGAGTATTCAAGACCAAATCTACTCCGACGAGGACGCTATCTCCAATATCCAGGATGAACTCTGGTCTGAATTGGAGGCTGCCGTCAATAAAGAGTTCGACAAACTCCAGGATGAAATTGACGATGCCCAGGACATGTTGGACAAGTTCAATGAGGCCGTAGAAAAACTTGATGAAGAACTCCAAAATAAAATCGAGCCTCTGCAAGAGCAGATCGAGGAATGGCAGGACAGGTTAGAGGAAGTTCTAGAACCCATCGAGGAAAAGCTGGATGACCTGAATGAACAGCTTGAGGCCGAACGGGATGCACTGGAGGCCCTGACTGATCCTCTGCACAAGGAAATCGAGGGCTACTACACGGTCAACCCAGACGGAACAATCGGCGAGTACGTTCCAGGCATTAACGACCGGCTGGACGATCTAAATGATCAACTCGATAAAGAAAACGAGAAGTGGAATGAGCAGAAAGAACGTGAGGAAGCTGCGCTGGCTCTCCAGAAAAAAGAATTGGCTTTACAGGAAGCCATCAAAAACCTGGAACAGGCCCAGCTCGATCTCGAAACTGCCAAAAACGAGCGTACTATCTATACTTTAAAAGATGGTGTATGGGGCTGGAGAGCTGATGAGCAGGCTATTCAGGATGCCGAAGACGCTTTAGAGGATGCCGAGCAGGCCAAAGAAGATGCAGAGAAAGAGCTAGAAGATCTGAAGGAGCAGCAGGCGCACGACAAAATCATTTCCAACTTAGAAGACCAGATCAAAGCATTAGAAAAGCAGAAGGAGTTAATCAATAAACAAATTGATGCCTATGAAAAGGAGAGTGAGGCCCGGCAGGATTACATTCAGGACCAGATTGACTACTGGGAGAAGGAGAAGGAAGCTCAGGAGGAGCACTACAACGATCTGATTGAGGCCAACCAGAAGGAAATCGAGGCATGGGAAGAATACTACGAAAAACGCAAGGAAGCCTACGATGATGATATCGAGTTCTGGGGAAATAAGGTAAAAACTCTACAAGAACAGTACGACGCATGGGCCGAGCGCTGGAGCGACATTCAGGATTCCATGACCGAGGATGTCCGATCCATCGAAGAAATCCTTTCTGACATCGCCAAGTATGGCACTCCTGAAATGAAAGCCCAAGTGGATAACATCACGGACCTTCTCCGGGACATGGGCGTGGCGCTTGGCTATTTCAATTCTAGCATTGACAGCGGTCAGGCCGGAGGAGGAGGCCAGAACGACCAGAACATCATTGACCAGATGAAGCAGAATGCCCAGAAGTGGTGGGATGCCACTCTGCGGGGCGACAAGGAAACAGCCGACTACTATGATAAACTGAACTATCAGCTTGGCACCAGCATTGGTGCGCATCGTGACCACAATGGTGTTTGGTGGGATAAGTACGGAAACAAGCTGTTCGACACGCCATCTTCGTCTGGAAACGCCTCTGGCGGCCCTGCTTCGGGCGGGTCCTCCACTGGAGCGTCTGGTTCTGGCTCTGGTTCTACGAACTCTATGGTAGACGCTAACAATCAAATCAGTCAGCTACGAATGAACGCCATGCATGCCAGCGACTCTGAAAAGCGCTCCTTGTTTCAGGAAGCCAACCGACTAGCCGTATCGTATGGCGCAGTTTCTATACCATATACTTCTGATCCAGACGATTGGAAGTGGTATAACCGGAGTGGAGACTGGCTGTTTGACCAGGGTGGCATCGCTCGTGGCAAGGGCATGATGGTCAAGGGGACGGACACACCAGAAATGGTGCTCAGCCCTGTTCTGGCATCCGATGTGCTCAATCCAGTCAAAAACGAGGAATTTGACCGCTTTGTACGGGACATGGGCATCATGTTCGGAGCGGCGGAACGATACGCCCAGGACACCAGAATGGAGCCGGGCAGGTCCACCAGCAACGATAACCGCAACTATTCCCATCAAACATTTATCAACGGCGTGGAGATCGGGGACAGTATGCTTGACCGCCCCTTGTCAGAAGTCCTTTCTCTGCTGGGACTACACCGTAACTACTGATTTTCCCCCGACAAAAGTTGTTGCAATTTGAGTGGAAAAGCGGTAAAATAAGAAATAATAAGATACCTGTGCCGAATTGATGGCATAGAGGGGCCATTTGGGGCCGCTGTTGACTGTATAATGCAGTTGACAGTGGTCCCTTTTTTGTTTGTGCTGGAGGTGAGCCAGTGGCGCTATATCAACCGACCAATATTTTCCCGTCTTCCTTCGCGGGCGTGGGTGGCGGCGTGGTGGATGTGACGCAGCCTCTCACCGTATCGTGGCAGGTCAACGGCTCCTCAGCCATGACCGCCTATCAAATCAAAATCTACGAAAACACTACCGCCTCCAAACTCGTCTACAACAGCGATCGTGTAAACCTACAGCACCCCTTCTACGGTATGACCTCCACAGGTGATGTGAACTACTTCCAGGTCACCATCCCTGCAAATCGGCTGATCAACCTGTCCAACGGCTTCTCCAGCGGGTACAAGATGCTGATCACACAATGGTGGAACGGCGGTTCCATTCAGCAGTTATCCCCCTCCTTTTTCCTGACACGGACAAATCCGGCTGTGACCGTCAGTGTACCGGCCACCGTCACATCACGGAGTGTGACCTTCACCGGCTCCTATACCCAGGCCCAAGGCGACACCCTGGACTGGTTCCGGTGGGAATTGGCCCTCCAGGACGACCCGGAAAGCCCGATTGAGGACAGCGGGTACATCTACGGCACCGAGGACATCCAAGTCACCTACGATGGTCTATTCACCAATACAGCCTATTCCGTGCGGCTGACCATCCAGACAGAGAACGGCGTACAGGCTACTACCGGCTGGCAAAACTTCACGGCACAGTATGACGTGTCCGATATGAAAGGCTATGTGGATGCCTGTGTATCCCCGCTGGAAGGTGTAATTATCCAGTGGCCCCGCATCTCTTATATCAACGGAAAGCCGTCCGGGCCTCATCAGTTGACCGGCGGACAGCTCAGATTGCCCGCAGGGTCAAGCATTACCTGGGACGAGCGAAATGGGGAGCCGATGAACATCCCTACACCCTGGTCGCTTGCATGGTCGGGCATCGTACCTTTGACTGGCACTTCTCCTGTCTGGCGGATCACCGGGGATGGACATACATTGTCCCTCTCCATTGAGCCGCACTTGATTTCTCTGATCCTGGACGGTGCGGTGCTGGCCTCTGTGGAGATACCCCACCTTTTGGTGGACTATACAATCCGCATGGTACTAACGCCCCGTGAACTCCACATGTATTATCCGGTGCAGGAAGGCGGGCTTTATCCATCTTCCGTCCTTTTCCCATCCGCCACGCTCTATCCTATGGGCGGGGATGTATCCTGGGAGCGGTTCACCTATCCGCTGACGTGGGTCCAACCGGATATCGAATCTATCACCCTATATGGAGAACAGCGGTGTGACTACATCATGGTCAGCGGCGGTGAGGTTTCCGGCGCTTTGCTGGGAGACCTGTTGACCAACTTCGAGTTTGAACCGAGCTGGACACTGGACACCTGGTTTTTGGCAACCTTCAACGGAACCGGCATCAATGGCGGCAACATTACTCCGTCCGGCGACAGCATCACCGGCGCAGCAGTCTACCGGCTGAAAAAGGGTGACCGGCGACTGCAACTGGTAGCGAATGTGGGTATCGGCAGTTCCACATTGGTGGATGAGGGGTTCCGCAATCAATCCACCTATACCTACTATGTGTTCGTGTTGGGGACAAATACTTATGTATCTGCCCCGCTGATCTCCAACCCGGTCACACCTATGTTCTGGAACTGGACCGTGCTGGACTGCTCGGTAGATTCCAACGGAACATACCATCTGGAGGAAGCGCACCTGTTTCGCAACAGTGTAAGCACGGACAGTATCAGCAACAACAATGCCCCATCCATGCTTCAAAATTTCACACCCTACCCGCTGAGACAGCCATCCTCCTACAACTTCAAATCTTCTACCCTGACCGGCTACATCGGACGGGTGGACATGAAACTGAATCAGTACATCGACACAGTGGATATGGCAGAGGCCCTTTATAACCTGTCTGTCAGCAACAATCCCAAGTTCCTGCGGGACAGGAAGGGTAATCTCTGGCGCATTCAAACCAATGCTGCCGTGTCCATGCAGACCGGGGACACGATGGTCCCCCAGCCCTACTTCGGTTCTTTCCCGTGGGCTGAGGTGGGAGCGGCGGACGGTATCTCCATCATCTGCCAGCCGGGTGACGGGGCGTGGGACAGCACCACCGGGCAGGAGCCGGACAGTGGCGAGACCGTGACCAAAATCGTTGTGACTGCCCCATTCGGGTCTACCGTAACCCTGACCAATGGGCAGGAGAGCTATACAGAAGTCTGCTACGGCTACATCACCTACCAGCCCGCCACGCCGGGCGATTGGACGGTGACGGCTATGCGGGATGGCTCGTCGGCCAGCGAGACCATCACCATGGCAGAGGGCGTGACATACTACGTGGGGCTTGTCATCACGGAGGTCTACGCCACACTTATTATTGCCGCTCCATCTGGTACCGTCATCACAGTATCCCAGGGGAGCGAGTTCGAGGAAACAAAAGTAGTCCCGTAGTGCGGACAGGAAGGAGGATTCTTTTTCATGGCACAGGTAGAGTTTCAAGTCCCCGGCCCCGGCACCTACATCATCGAAGCCGCCCCGTCCCTGCCTCCCCTGTCTCAACCGGGCACGGCAGCGGACGTGTTGACGGGCGAACAATTCTATGGTGAGGACGGGAACCCTGTCACGGGCACGATGCCGGATAACCCCGCCGAGGCCGTGATCATCCAGGGCGGCGGTTCCTACACCATCCCCAAGGGCTACCACACGGGCAAAGGCACCGTGACCAGCGAGGGAACAGAACTACCCACGCTGGCCAACCCCGCCAACGCTGGAGAAATTATCTCCGGCAAGCAGTCCATCGGACAGAACGGCGAAACCCTGACTGGTACAATGCCCAACAACGGGGCCGTGAGCAAGGACTTGACCGCCGGGGAGAAGTACATCATCCCGGCTGGTTATCACAACGGGCAGGGCAAGGTGACTGCCCCAACTGTTGCAAGCGAGACCCCCGGCACAGCAGAAGCCGTTGACATTCTCTCTGGGAAAACTGCATGGGTCAATGGGGAGCAGATCACAGGAAGCATTCCAACCAAGACCGCAGAAGATGTGACGATTCAAGGCGCATCCGTGAGCGTCCCCAGTGGCTACTACGGCCCCAACATTGCAAAGGCAATTCCCACGGTAGAACAGACCGTTCCCACCATTTCTGTCAGCCCAGAGGGCCTTATCACTGCCCAAGCCCAGCAGACAGAGGGATTCGTGGCGGGCGGAACAAAGTCTGCCACGAACCAACTCCCTGTGCAGGGAGCTCAGACGATCACGCCCAGCACCATGGCTCAAACCATCCAGCCCAACGTGTACCTCACCGGGGCGCAGACTATCCAGGGCGACACAAACCTTGTGCCGGAGAACATCAAGGAGGCCGTGTCCATCTTCGGCGTGACGGGGACTTATGCGGGAAGCGGCAGTGATTTCGCTGTCCCGCTCACCGTAACCGCAGAAACCGGCGCAACCGTCAAAGCTATCAACGGCGAAACCGAGTTGACGGGTATCTCTATGAATGGGGTTGTTTCCCTTACTTTGACAAAGGGCGGGACATGGATAGTCAGCGCAACACTGGAAGGAAGAACGGATAGTGTATCAATAGAAGTTCTCCCTTCATATAAAGTCAAACTAGCCGTTGGCCCCGGAAATCTTGTGTACCATGGAACTGCCGAAGATCTTAGCGTCAAGAATACTGGCATGGCTTCCGCTTCAAACGGGAAATATGGAGTATTTGCTGGTGGTATGGCTACCACCAGCAATAGTGCCACTCAAACAGATATTGTAAATGCCTATGATGCTGAACTTACCCGCATAATCGCTCCACAGCTCGTTGAAGCTGTAGAAAGAGCTGAAGCGGCTAAAGTTGGAAAATATATTATAATCGCTGGTGGGAAAAGCAAGGCAACTAATACTTTTACATCCGCAGCAACGGCATTCGACGAAGATTTGATAAAAAACATTCCTTCGGAATTAAACGGGAAAAGATATGATTTCGCAGCAACATCAGTCGGAGATTATGCACTTTTCATGGGTGGAACCGGGACTGGAATCGACCGCACAGCATACGATGCTACTTTAACTCGGTCAACGCCTACAGAATTAAGCGAATATAGATACCTTCTTGCTGCCACAAATATTAAAGGCTATGCTCTCTTTTGTGGTGGAATTGTTTCCGGTAATTATATCTCCAACGCCGACTCATACGACGAAAATCTTACACATGGGCTCCCAACAGAATTAAGTGTTGGAAGAGCAGGTCTTGCCGCATCTTCCAACACTGCATATGCACTTTTCGGCGGTGGAAATATCAAAAATACCGAAATGCTTGATGCTGTCGATGCATATAATTCCGATCTTACGCGAACAATCCCTGCTTCATTAAGTAAACCTGTAACATACCTTTCCGCTACTAGTATCGGGGAGTATGTTTTATTTGGGGGTGGCCGTAGTAACTCTGCAACTGTTGACTCATATAATATTGACTTAACTAAAACCACTCCTCCACCGCTGAGTGTTGGGAGATATAATCTTAGTGCCGTTTCAATTGGCGACTACGCTCTGTTTGCAGGTGGATCAACTTCTCAAGGACCTATATCTACCGTTGATGTTTACACTATAAAGTAAAGGAGTTTTCAGATGCGCTATCAAATTTGGGACAAGAAAACCGATATTTTCACCCCGTCGGGCCACAAATTCACCGCCGCCGAATGGCTTGCAAAGTATCCTTGGGCCGATCTGCCCGGCGTGAAAATGATCATCACAAGTGGCACCATCAACGGCGGGGCGGCAATGGAATTTCAGGCCACGGTAGACCGCTACATGGAGATGGGGGCCGATTTCTCTAGCTGTGAGACGGACGAGGATTACCTTGCTGCCATCGAGGACTTCGAACTTCACCCGCCCGGCGCTGACCAGCCCTCCATCGAGGAGCGCACCGCCGCCGCATTGGAGGCGCAGGTGCTTATGGCTATGCCGGAGGAAGCGGAGCCTGCCGTGGCGAAGTTGAGCACCATGTCCGTGGCCCGGACGGCCAGCGCCACCCCCACTGAGTCCGCCGCTTTCCAGCGGGTGAAGCGGAACTATGAGAGAGGTCTTTGGAGCGCCGCTCTGGTGAGCATGGCCGCAAGCCGGGGGCAGATCACCAGCGACGAGGCCAGCACCATTCTGAACGGCTAAGTTCTACACAAATTGACAAACCACAGCGCCAAATGGTAAAATAAAATCCCTCCCGGAAACGGGAGGGGGCGCTGTTGCATAAAAGGCGGTTAGCTACTCCCCCGGAAAGGGGGTGAGGCCGATGGGAAACGGACGCTGGGCGAAAGCCCTGCGCTTCCTGGTGTGTTTCATCATCATCCTTGCGGTGATGATCTACATATCCCCAAAAGCGTGCTGACTGCCCGGTGGCACGAGCAGTCAGCGGTTTAATCCGATTGAACTGTGAGAGCTAACCGTCGCAACAGCGCCCTTCTATGTTTATTATACCATCCTGCCCAGGTTTGTCAACGACAAATCAAGAGGCGGGATTTTTGTTTTCCGCTCAGCAGGAAGGAAGTGACCTCTCCGTGCCGGTCGTAACCCCGCAACGCTATCTCCAATATCTCTCCGCTGTGCGGGGAGAGTTCCACAAGCTGGCCCGGCTGGACTTCCTGCAACCGGACGGCTCCCTGGCGTTCTCCATCGACAACAACCCACAGAACCCGCGCTCTGGGGCGTTCATCCAGGAGGGGGAGCTGTCCGTCAACCTCCAAAACGGGATGCGGCGGCAGGCCAGCGTGACCCTCTCCAACCTGGACGGGGCCTACGACTACAACGTGAACAAGGTCTGGTTCGGTCAGCAGATACGGCTCATGGAGGGACTTGTCCTGCCGGACGGGACGGACTTCTATCTGCCCCAGGGCGTGTTCTACGTCAAAGACCCGGAGGAAACCTTTCTGCCCAACCAGCGGCTTGCCCGGTACAATCTGGTGGACAAGTGGGCGTATCTGGACGGGACACTGTTCGGCAACTTGGAGGGCTGGGCGCTCATTGAAATCAATGAGGACATCTTCAACGCCATTTCCCAACTGCTTCTACGGGATAGAGGAAACGGACAGCCTATCGATAACATGGCCCCAATCTTCACGACCTACTATAATGGCAAGACGGTAAAATTGACGGACGGACGCATAGTCCCATGGACAAACACGCCATACACGGCCCGGTTTGACAACCGAAGCAACACCCTTTCTACCCTCTTGTTGGAGATGAACAAGATGCTGGTTGGGTGGATTGGGTACGACCAAGCGGGACACCTGCGGGTGGATGCCGCCTATGAGGACATATCGGATGCAGACAAGCCAATCCAGTGGGAGTTCTCCCCCCAGCAGGTGGATTTCCTAGGAGCGACTTATGCCGTCAAGAACACAGAGGTATTCAATGATATTATCGTCAACGGTGTGGCGCTGAATGGCAACCACGTCCCCTCCGGGCGGGCGATAAATCAAGATCCGTCCTCTGACACCAACATAGATCTTATGGGCCTGCGCACAAAGGTCTTCGAGGAAACCTGCTACTACGCTGATGAACAATGTCAAGAACTCGCGGAGTGGTATTTGAAGCAGAACTCCGTTCTGAAAAAGTCTGTGACCATTCAGTCCTCCCAGTTGTTTCATCTGGTAGAAAATGAATTAGTAACTATTACTCGGACGGACAAGCCGGGGAGTCCGGTAGAGCGGCATCTGGTCACTGGCTTTTCCCGGCCTATCGCACAGAACGGGCAGATGACTATTGACTGCACCAGCGTGAACGACTTCCCGGCGGCTTCCCCTTATCCCCTGCCCTCTACACTTGTTTATGCAACCATTGCCTGTGACGTGCGGGCGGGGGCCGTCGTGACCTGCTCACTAAGCGGCACCACTCTGAGGGGCGTATCAAATGGACTGGTAACGTTTCAGCTCCCGGTGGATGGATACGGAAAGTGGGAACTGGAGGGCACCTATAAGCCTGAAAGTGGAGCACAGGAAACGGTCAGCACAACGGTTTCTGTGGGCAGTCCGGGGATTTATAAAGCAACACTAAAGTTTCCAAGCGAGGTGAGTACATGACGTTCATCGGAGTTGACCCCGGAAAGAAAGGCTCACTGGCCCTGCTAGAAAATGGGGCTGTCTCCATCTTTCCCTTTGACGAGGACACCTACATAGAAGTGTTGGGCAAGGTAGCCCACCACGCCTCCATCTGCTGTCTGGAACACGTCGGGTCTATGCCTGGGCAGGGAGTCACCTCTATGTTTCACTTTGGGGAAAACTTCGGCTTTATCCAAGGCGTGCTCAGGGCCTACAAGATTCCTTTTGAACTGGTACGTCCTCAGAAATGGAAGAAAGAGTTTTCTATCACCGGGGACAAGAACAGTTCCATTCAGGTATGCAAGCGGCTGTTCCCGGAAGTATCCCTTTTCAGGACTTCAAAATGCAAGAAAGAGGATGACGGAATGGCAGAATCTTTGCTTATGGCCGAGTTCGCACGGCGGAAACTGGGGGTGGCACAATGCGAAAACGCAAGCTGAACGCACAAAATGAGGCCCTTGCCGTGTGGCGGGCCTTGGAGCCGCAAATCGTGGAGGCTGTGCGTCGGGAAACCGCCGATTGTTTGCGGCAAAAGAAGCTGACGGTGGTGACCGCCCCCAACGGCACCACTATGGGCGTGATGCAACCGAATGACAGTACCATCTTCGAAATCCCCTACGTCTCCACCCTTGCCAATGTGCCAGTGGGGACTATGGTGCTGGTTCAGTATTTTTACGGGATGTCAAACATGATAGCCGTCTCATTAGGGGACGGAACGCAGCCGGAAGGAGTGTGACTTTATGCCCATTAAAGACGGAAAATATAAAAACCCTAATTGGGTCAACGGCGGCCCTCCAGCTATTGATGCCGACGAACTGAACGCCATTTCCTCTACACTGGAGTCTCTGGATGCTGCTGGCGGGACAGGTGGCGACGGAAAGCGTTACGCCCGCATTGTGATCGGTACTTCTACCAACGGCTGGACGGCGGCGGATTGCGACTATCTGTGTGATGGTGTAGACGATCAGGCAGAGATCAATCAGGCAATAGAAGCACTACCGTATATGGGCGGAGAGATTCTCCTTCTGGACGGAACCTATAACATCAACGGATATGTCGGCGTGTTGCGCAATAGTACCTTGAGGGGAACAAACCGTGAATCAACAATCTTGAAAAGGTTGTCCACAAATGGATATGACGAAATTTCTGATTCCATACTTGTGGTATCCAATTCGTCTGTTCTTGCAGATATGACGATCGACGGAAACAAGTCTATTTGGGCAGAATCCCATGCCGGAGAAAGGGTTTCGGAAATATTAGCAGGCGGTGGAGCAATTATTTCCAATATTACTATTAAAAATGCTATCAATTCTGCAATATATTATGAGCAACTTACAACTGGAATTGGGATAATTGAGGACTGTTCTTTTTCTATTGCAAAACAAGGAATCTATATTGATTGTAGCGGAAACATCTCGATTTCAAAGTGCTATTTTGAAGTAGTAGATACGTTGGTTGATGCACACGGCATAAATATCAGGCAAGGGGCAGGAGAAGAAGCTATGGGGTCACCGTTGTCGTGTGTTATTACTGACTGCACGTCACTTGCAGGTACTGGCGACATCATCTTAGACGGCACGGGTTTTAGCAAAGTGCAGAACTGCAATCTTGGGACGGTGATATTCAAAAACAGCTATCCAAATGGATCGGTCGCCGTAGAACGCGGAAGACATATTATTATGGGGAACACATTTCAACCCAACACTTATGACGATAATGCCATTTCCTTTGCAAATAACGTAAACAACTGCATTGCAATCGGGAACACTTTGGCCTCCGGGAGTATGGGGATACAAATCGAGGATAACGGAGAAAACAACATCATTTACAATGGTGCTTCCGGCGGTCAAGTCATACTTACAACTTCTGGATGGAGTGCCAACACACAAACCGTCACCGCGCCCGGGGTAACAGTCTCCAACTATGTAACCACCGGGCCCGCTCCCACAGCCTTCAACGCCGCAATGGAGGCGGGCGTGTATTGCTCCGGGCAAGGGAATGGAACGCTTACCTTCACCTGCACGAAAACTCCGTCCGGCTCCATTACTTACATTTATACAGCTCAGGAGGTGTTGTAGATGCCCATCATCAACAGTTCGTTATTTGGCTCCGGCGGCACAGATACCAGCAACGCCACAGCTACTGCCGCCGATATTCTCACCGGAAAAACAGCTTATATTGCCACCGGCGAGGTGATTGGCACGATGCCGACGCAAGGTGCCCAGACTATTACACCCGGCACTTCCGCAAAAACGATTGCCGCCGGTCGGTATCTCACTGGTACGCAGACCATCCAGGGTGATGCTCATCTGGTAGCGAGCAACATCAAACAGGGTGTTAGTATTTTTGGCGTTGCTGGATCACTGACCGCTAGACCTCAATTCCCATTATGGACTATCACAATTCAAAACAACACTTCTTACGATTTTGCTGTGTACTATTTGAGTGCCGGGTCAACTTCTGGAAGTTATGGCACAAGTATATTACCTCTTGATGTACGTATTAAAGCTTCACAATCTACAACATTAAATAATGTTGCAGGTGCTGACAATGACTTTATAAAAAAATCAGGGGCTTCCTTTTATATGACCGAAAGTGAGACTCGTTCTTTTTCGGTAATAGGAAGTGTATACACACAAGAGAGTGGTAGTGCTGGATATTCAGAAGGGAGATTTACTGGCTCAGGCACAGTGACAATCACTTAACAATAAAAATATATATTTTCAGTCCCAAGAAGACCGGATAAGGGGCACTTGTCCACCTACAAGTCCCACAGGAATAAACATCCATACACAAAGGAGACACGCTATGCCGCCAAATTGTATAAAAGATTCCGCGCAGGAGTGCATCGGATACGCCGAGGCACAAATCCTTAAGCACAAAATCGAGGAACTGGTCAAAAAGCAGGAGGCTGACCGTGAGAATAACCGCAAAGACCATAAGGAGTTCTATGAACGCCTTGAGTTTGGTGAAAAGGCGCAGGCCGTCACACAGAACCAGCTTGCCCAAATCCTCGATGATACCAGCGAAATCAAAACAGACCTGAAAGACAGCAGGAAAGAACTTACCACCGCTATCGAGAAGCAGAATCAAGCCATCACCGACTTGCAGATGAAGCCCGCCCACAAATGGGACATGCTAGGCAAAGAAGTGCTCAAACTAGTCATTGCTCTGGTATTCGGTATCGTGGCCGCCGCCATTGGATTGGGGGCATTCAAATGACAGAGTTGAGTATCCTTCTGGTTGCCATTCTGATGCTTGTGGCCGCCCTTATAGCGGCTATGGTGTACATGGCGAAGAAGGTGGGCGGGAAGGGAGAAAAAGAACTCCGCTCCGTGACCAGGCTCCTGTTCCTCACGACACAAATTGCCGCCCTGGTGTGGGTATCGGTATCCTACCTGATTGCCCTGTACGCCACGGTTCAGCTTGGACAGCCCTTCCCTATTGTTGAACTTTCCCAGCAGGCAATCACGACCATATTAGGCGTGAATGTTCTGAAAGTGGTGGAGAACATCTTTGAACACAATGACGGGGCTGTGTTTGGCAAGACGGACAAGAATCGGCAGGATACGGATTAATTGAAGTCCCCGGCAAGGATATTAAGAAATTTTCTTGGGAAGTAAAGAAGCAAGTGAAATCTAAGCAGGAAACACAATAAACAAGTTCAGAAAGAGGTACATATCATGGACGTTTACAACATTTCCAATCTGCTCGCTATCATTGGCGCTCTTGTCGTGCTGGTTAACATTCTAACTGAGGTAATCAAGAAGGTTACATGGGACAGACTTCCCACCAATATTGTGGCGCTTATTCTCTCCGAGGGCCTTACGCTGGCCGCCGGAGCAGCTTACGCACAGATCAATACCATTCATATCACATGGTATCTGGTAGTCGGCGCTGTTGTAGTCGGCTTTATGGTCGCCTATGCCGCCATGTTTGGGTATGACAAGCTGAAAGAGATTCTGGATTGGAGAAAGACCAATGGCAACTGAGAAGGAGCTCCGACATAAAGTCGTGAATATAATGAAGGGCTGGCTGGGCTGGTCGGAGGTTAACGGCAAATTTAAGGCCATTATCGACCTATATAACACCCAGAAGCCCCTCCCTGTAGGCTACAAGATGAAGTACACCGACGAGTGGTGTGCCGCCACAGTCACCGCCGCCGGGATGCAGGCGGGGCTGTCCGACATTATCTTGGGCGAGTGTTCCTGCTCTCGCATGATCGCGCTGTACAAGGCTAAAGGGCGCTGGATGGAGGACGACGCTTACCGGCCCGACATCGGGGACATCCTCATGTACTGCTGGAAGGACGGGGACAACTATGCCACCACCGACCAGACCGCCAATCCCAACCATGTGGGCTTTGTCGGGGCGGTCAACAGCAACACCATGACCATCTATGAGGGCAACAAGGGCGAGGCCGTGGCGACCCGTACCGTGCCCATCAATGGCCGCTATATCCGGGGCTACTGCCTGCCGGATTATGCCAGTAAGGCGACCACCATCAAAACCGAAGCCGAGGAGGACGACGATATGGACATCTCTAAACTGACCGACGCTGACATTGAGGCCCTTGCTGCCAGGCTGGACACTGTGCTCTCCAAAAAGGAGCCGTCTGACTGGTCTAAGGAGGCCCGGATCTGGGCCGAGGGTCAAAACATCATCTCCGGCGATCAGGCCGGGAACAAGAAATACAAGAAGCCAGCCACCCGCGAGGAACTGGTGCAGATCCTCTACAACATCGAGAATCCGTCTTGAACAGAAGTGGCCCCCGGTCTCCTATGCGAGGCCGGGGGTCGTTTCCAGTATCCCTTCAAACACCTTTCTGGTTTCCGCCGCAATCTCCGTCTGCGGTTTGAGCATCTGGGCATATCGCTGTGTCATGTCCAGGCTGGAGTGTCCCAAGAGCATTTGTAGCTCTTTCGGGTTCATTCCAGAGGAAACCAACATTGAGGCGCAGGTATGTCGCAGAGAGTGGGGGGTGATATCCTCCCTTCCGGTCATGGCCTCCACATAGCTCTTTATACCATAGATAGCTGTTATTCGAGACAGGGGTTTGAAGCCACCTCCTTCGTTCTTTTGGACGAAGATGGGGTCTTTATCTACCGCCTCCTTTGGCCTAGCTTTGTTCAGATATGTGTGCATGACCATCTGCGCATAGGGAATGAAGGGTACTGTACGTCCCTTGCCTCCCTTACCGCTGCGGATGGTTGCATACCCTTCCTCCCAGTTCAGATCAGCCGGTGTTAATGCCAGCATCTCCGACTCTCTTGCACCGCTGGTCAATAGGAGTATCGTCATAGCTCGGTTCCTTATATAAACCGGCTTTCGCCCAAAGGACGATGTACTGGTTGAGAATATGCGGCGTATATCGTCGGCGCTCAACACCGACTTTGCAGAAATGTATTTCTCAGACATGCGCATTTTCTTCGAAATTGGGTTTTTGTCCAACATCCCGGACTCTACCATCCATTCCAGCGCCGTATTCAGCCGGGATATATACTGCGCAAAGGTGTTTCTGGAATATCCCAGCAGGCTTTTTCGGTAGGCCAGAATGGCCTTCTGGTCAATCTCCTGCCGTCCTTCGCTCTCCATGAAGCGTATGAACTTCTCCACGCCCCGGCGCTTCTGATCCTGTGTGTTCCTTGACATGTTCCCGTATGAGGCAAGGTACTCTTCGGAGTAGGACTTAAAATCTTCCAGTGTCATATGCCTACCTCCTTGACTTTTGGTATTTGGCTTGACATCTCCCACAGCTAAATCTGAGCGGGAGTGTCAACTATCTAGTATATCTATAGCACGTTCCAGAAATTCGGGCTTACTTATACCCTCTCTGGTAGTGTAGCCCTCTATCCGCAGGGATAGTTCAGGCTTTATTGCCGCTTGAAACTTTCGGTAGGCTTTTGCGTTATACCGATTTTTAACGGCGCTGCTTGTGTGGGTCTTGCGCTTGGGCTTTTCCTCGCTTGACATCTTCGGCCCCCTTTGCTATAATGTGGGCAAGAGGGACGCTCTCCCTGGTGTCAGCAGGAAGGCGGCCAACTTAACAAGTGTAGAGCTTGAAATTGCCGCTTCTTGCTGGGGTCAAGGGGCGGTTATTTCTTTATCTGGTTGCCCAGGGAAATAGCCGCAATCACGAGCATAAGTAGTGCGATGGTTTCCGTTAGGCTCATGGGCTTCCCTCCTTTCGGAGTTGGCCCCGCCCCTCTTGCTTGTCTATACTATATCATACTTGATCCAGTATGTCAAGAAGTTTTCTAAATTTCCCGAAATGCGGCGTAAAACCCCTTGCTTTAGCCGTGGGGAGTGTCAAGAAATTCTGTGGTCTGAGTACGCTGGGTGGGACTTTGTGAAAACCTGTGAGCGGTGCCCACGGGACTTACCAAAATTGTGTGAGCGGAGGGAACGGGGGACTTTCTGAAAAACTGTACGCTGTGGGTACTTACCCAAATTCTGCGGTTTAAGAGCGCGGGACGCAATGAAATCTTGTGCGCTGGGTACAACACAGTCTTATGTTCCTGTTTGGTTTTCTTACATTTTCTGATTTAGCTTCTTTTGTTTCTGTGTTATGTTCTTTGGTTTCTGCCCTTATCTCATCGCTTAATCCTGGCTTGTGTGGGGTGGGCGCAGACAACGGCCAAAATATTTCTCATCCAAGATTATGATATCGTCTGAGTAGGTCTTCAATTTCACCATGTTCTGCCCTTTCACTCCAACGCATACAGCGATTTTTCCTATTGTATTCAGAACATCCAAAACAGGCATATAGTCAGTGTCCCCGCTCACGATAACGGCGGTGTCATATGCGTTCAGGAATCCCTTTGCAAGAATATGCGTTCCCATATTGATGTCTGTTCCCTTTTCTTCCACATAGTAGGTCGTTGGGTCGGAGATATCCATTGTCGAGAATGTTTGTCCAGAAACCGGCCTTGCAACATGCCGCCCCTCGATAACAGTAAAGTATGGCTGGTTTTTCAGCCCATTTATCCACCTGTATGTACCGGCCCTTCGCTCATCCTGCGCCAGAAAATCGTCCGGCTTTGGAGCGCATAGGAAAGTCTTAACGAGTTCATTGATGCCAGGTATCAGCTTCACTATTTCTTGCGGGACTTTATTATAATCCAATCTTGGATACAGCTCCCCAATACTCCGATAGTAGCTCATGACGGCTATGTTGAAGTTCTCGAAGTCGATAAAAACCATCACACGGCGCATATAAATTTCCCCCAATAAAGGTCTAAGGGCCTGTGGGCCCGAAGGCCACACAAGCCCTGTTTAAGTCTACACGGGGAACTTAACCCCACCTCGTTATTATACGCCGGGTATTGCACGTTATAAACTGTCAAATAAAACAAACAAGCAAGAAAATGTTTGTGCAGGGAGTTAAAGCAAAGCCCCGGTATTTTTTTCGCGCGTTAACGTGTCCCTGTGGTAGAGGCCCCATGATTTTTGGCCGCGCGGTAACGCGCGGCACGGCACGGTAGAAGCCCCATGAATTTTGGAATCGCGCTAACGTGTGGATGCAGACCCGCAGACTGAACCCAGCCGGGAGATACCAAGGGCGCAGCCCTTCCCCACGACGCCAGAAAATGGCCGGATGTCTCCAAGGGGACACCCCAGGGCCGGGAAAGCCTACGGTGGGCCGTCTGCTGGGCGCAGTGATGCTATGCGCCTGGGCCCGTGTCCCCCCCCCC